CAGGCGACAGTGCAACAATGTTTATTACTCATTCCCCGTGCATAGAGTGTGCTAAGTTGATTTACAACGCCGGTATAAGAAACGTTTTTTACAAAGAACCATATCGTAATAATGACGGGGTTGACTTTTTAAAAAAATGCGGAATAGAGGTAACCGAGTATGCAGAAGCAGTATCAGTGTGACAGCTGTGACGCTGAGTTTAAAATTAAGCATGCTTTAGACGATCATTACTATGAGGTTATGTTTTGTCCTTTCTGCGGTTCTGACATAGAAGAAGAGGAAGAGGACGAAAACGAAGATTATGAATGATTGGTTATATAATGGTGAAGTGTATCTTGAACCCGGAGAATATTATGGCTTTGTCTACATCATCACGAATTTGCTATCTGGTCGCCAGTACATCGGCAAGAAGTTTTTTTGGTCAATCAAGCGAAAGCAGGTCAACAAAGTCCGAAAAAGGTACAAAGTTGAATCAGACTGGAAAGATTACTGGTCATCTTCTGAAGAGCTCAAAGAAGACGTGCGCACTCTTGGCACCGAAAATTTCAAACGCGAAATAATTCATCTTTGTAAATCTAAAGGCACAACCAACTACTTTGAAGCTAAAGAGCAGTTTCTTCGTAGCGTCTTGGAAAATAAAGACGGGTGGTATAATACTTGGATTTCAGTAAAAGTAAACCGATCCCATATTAAGCTGTAACTTGCAGTTACGATTTGTTTAGGTTATAATATGTTAAGAGGTGAGTATGAGAACTTTATATAAAGAATGGGATAACGCAGAACGTAAAATGTTTCGCGAATGGCTTAGCGGAATGCTTAACGTTGGTGAAGTAACCGTAGTGTTCGTAAAGAAAGACGAAACTACACGCGAAATGAAGTGCACTACCAACTCAAATCTTGTCATCCCTTACGAGAAAAAAACCGAACGTAAAGTGAACGAAGAAGTCTGTTTTGTTTTTGATTTAGAAAAACAGGCTTGGCGTTCGTTTCGTTATGATACCCTTACAGAAGTGAGATTGCAAATTGGTGAAGATCAAAATAACTGAACCCAGGGTTGATCCAAATAATTATAATGTAACTCTTTCTAACGCCTTTACATGGTACAACTATGAAAAGGATAAGAAAGATGCCAAGGCATATCTTAAAGAATATATCGGGTTACATTTTACCAAGCAGGATGTAAAAACGTTTGAACGCGTAGATGATAGTCAAATTATTTTGACCTACGGGTGGATATCTCGTCTCCTGCTTAACGGTGCAGTTGAACTAAAAGAAAACGAACATATTAAGTTTAATAACTATCTTCAGTCTCTACTAGAGACATCCGATCGAATAGAAGACGAGCCGGTAGAAGAAGTAAAGGCCGAGCGACCTTCTGTTCGTGAAAATATGGAGGAAAAAATTCGCGAATATTGCGGTGAGCTGGAAGCAGCAATTGATACTGTAGTTAAAGACGGTAGCGATTTTGATCTCTATAAAGATTTGCAAGCTCGGACTATTCCAGTTCAGTACGTTCCTTATCTTGATACATTTGTAAAGAAGCGAGCCGGTGAGTTCATTTTTGTTTATGAAAACTTTAATGACGAACAAATTAAAGAAGGTTACTCTAACCTTGGCAAGCGCAAGGTAACACACATTATCAAGACGCTCAGCCATTGGCTTGAGGACCTAGAGCGATACGGTCAGTTTAAGAAAGCTAATCGTAAGCCTAGACCTAAAAAGATCAAACCACCTACCGTACAGGTTGCCAAGCTTAAGTACTTGAAAGAATCGGAAGAACTTAAAATTAAGTCGGTTAACCCTACCGAGCTGATTGGTGCTTCTCAGGCCTGGATATACAATGTAAAGTATAAGAAGCTTGCCGTGTATCGTAGCGATTCGTCAACAGGTCTTCAGGTCAAAGGTACCACGGTACAAAATTACGACCCAGATCAATGTGAGCAAAAGACTCTGCGTAAGCCGACCGATACACTTAAGAAGGTATTGGAAGGGGGTAAAGTACAGCTTCGTAAGTTGTTATCTGAACTGACTACTAAAGAGTCAAATGTAAACGGTAGAATTAATGAAGACTGTTTAATTGTTAGAGTGTTTAGATGATTATTATTGACTATTCCCAGACGGTTATTTCTAACCTAATGGCTGAAATTGGTAGTAGAACAGACGTTGAGATTGACGTAAATTTGCTACGTCATATGGTTATTAACACCATTAGAAGTCATAAGGTAAAATTCGGTAGGGAATACGGGGAGGTTATTATTGCATGCGACAGTAAAAAATACTGGCGTAAAAAAGTATTTCCCTATTACAAAGCCAATAGAAAAAAAGCTAGAGAAGATTCAGGATTTAATTGGCCGTCTATTTTCGATGCTATTAACCTTATTAAGGAAGAGCTCAAAGCTGTTTTCCCTTATAGGGTAATTGAAGTAGAAGGTGCTGAAGCAGATGATGTGATTGCTGCTCTTGTATATTGGTCTCTGGATAATGACTTAAATGAAGGTAGTCTTTTTGCTGAACCTAAACCTTTGTTAATTATTTCAGGGGATCATGACTTTAATCAACTGCAAAAGTACAAACATGTCAAGCAGTATTCTCCAGTTCAAAAGAAATTTGTCAAGCCTGAGTCAACGCCGGAGAGAAGTGTATTGGAACATATTATCAAAGGCGACAAGGGCGATGGAGTACCAAACGTCCTATCAGGAGACGATTCAATCGTTAACGGGGAAAGACAGCGCCCGATTTCTTCGAAAAAGCTCGAAGAATGGGTAACTGATCCTACTACCATGCCAAATGATGAAACTTTTATTAGAAATTATCATCGCAATAAACAGCTGGTTGATTTATCAATGATACCAGATGATGTAAAGACAGGTATTATAAATACATTTACTAGCTATTCTGCAAAGGATAAAAGTCTTTTACTTGACTATTTTATTAAGAACAGAATGAAACAAATGATTGAACACATTGAGGAACTGTAATGCAACTCCTAATCTCTGAAGTTCTCGATAAATTCGAGGCTGCGAAAACTAAAGAAGAAAAAATAGCCGTTCTCAGACAAAACGAGACGCCTATGCTTAAGGTTATCATGCGGCTTAATTTTGATCCTAAGCTTAAAATGGATCTACCCGAAGGGGAACCTCCTTATAAAAAGGAAAAAGATATCCCTGCAGGGCACGCTCCGACAACTCTTATCAAAGAGTACCGTAAATTTTATATCTGGTTTACACCTCAGCCGGGCCTCACTAGATTTAAAAAAGAGTCTCTATTTGTGGAGCTTCTAGAATCTATTCACCATACGGAAGCCGAGGTGCTGGTCCTTGCTAAAGATTGCAAGCTTCATAAAAAATATAAGAGCCTTAAGAAAGAAATAGTGAAAGAAGCTTATCCTAATACTATTTCTGAAGAAGAAAAGCCTGTTAAGGAAAAATCCGTCCCTTTAGAATAGTATCTTTCTGTAAGCAATTCTTACCAAAGAAGAGCCTTTGGAGAGTTTCTGAAAGCACTTCACAACCAGAAAGATACTTCGATGTACGTTTGGTAAGAACGAAACGTAAAGTTGACTTTAAATAGTTTGCCTTTATAATAGTTATAAAGGAGTATATTATGCCAACATTGATCTATACTGGATATAAGTCTACAGCTAAGGTTAAGAAAAAGCCTGGCTGGCAGAAAGAGCAGGCCGAGTACGAAGCTTGGCTTAAGAAGCATGGTGTTACGCCAGGTAAGCGTAAGAAAGTTACAACTGTTAGTAGCCCGGTAATCGCTTCAGGTATCGTCCATCGCGAGACCCCGCATTACCCTTCTCTTAAGACTATGCATGGTAGTACTGCTCCCGTAGAGAAGAAAGTATATACCGGTGATAAGATTGTCGGTATTGCTGCTATGCATAAGTCTAATTTGGTTCCTATTTTTAATGACGATGCAGCTAAAGATGTTGCATCAATGAGACGTTAACTTTAATTTGGAGATATAATGAGTCTACCCCAAGATCCTGCCGCACGTAAAGCTATTAAGAAGTGCCTGGAAGAACTTTCCGCATCTATGACGCGTATTGATGGTGAGCGTGATTTTATTAAAGAAGCTATTAAAGATATCTGCGAAGAATATCAACTTAGTAAAAAGACGTTTCGTCGCCTAGCTAAGACCTATCATAAGCAAAACTTCTCTATGGAGGTTGCCGAGCATGAAGAGTTTGAAACCATGTACGAGCAGCTTACTAACGAGACATCACTAGGGGTTGTAAATGGCTAAGTACACGTTTACTTGTCAGCATACCGACTTGTACGGTAAGAATATTGACAAGGTGGTATACGAAAAAGACGCTGATACACTTACTAGTGTGCTAGAAGCCTTTGAAAATTTTCTCAAAGGTTCTGGCTTTGTGTTTGACGGGGTAGTAGATATAGTACGCCCTGACGAAGACTGCGACTACGCACCAGAGCACACAGGAGATACTATGGTAACGACCCCATGGCCCTACGACGACAATATTACCACAACAGTACACCATGAAGACCGTATTTAATCTAGAGTATTCAGTTGTGGATGTACTAGGTAGAGCAAAAACTTCTACCCATGTCGGTGTATTTGGTAGTTTAGAAGAAATAGAAGTTGCAAAGAAAAAGATTATAGAAGAAAATGATAAGAATGTAACTTTTGAGGTTTATCCCGTTGAACATATTTTTTCTGAGTCCTAATCCTGCTATTTGTGCCTCTGAGCATGTAGACAAGCATGTAGTAAAAATGACGCTGGAATACGGCCAGCTTATGTCTACTGCTCATCGTGTTCTTGACGGTACCCCCTATTATGGTAAGACCGTAAATAACAGAAACATTTTACGTTTTCTTTTGCCAGATGAGCGTGAGCAGGTTATTTGGAAAGCCTCTCATATGAATCACCCGTCAGGCTTATGGGTAAGATCATCTAAGTCTCATTATGAATGGCTATACGGGCTATGG